CCTGGTCGCGGGCGCAAGGCTTCGCGCAGGTGTCGCCGGTCAAGGGCGTCGAGGGCTTCAATCGCTCGAGCCCGGTGTCGGGCCCCACCTTCGTCGACGCGACCGAAGGCGGGAAACGCCTGCGGCGCGGGGCGCGGCTCTGGACCGTGGCGGTGTCGACCTTCAAGGCCGAGACCTACCGCTTCCTGCGGCTGGCGCGGCCGACCGAGGAAGACACTGCAGACGGGGCGGCGTTCCCGCCCGGTTCGGTGCACCTGCCGCACTGGGTCGAGAACGAATGGCTGAAGCAGTTCGTCGCCGAACAGCTGGTGACGGTGCGCACGAAGCGCGGCTTCGCCCGGCTGGAATGGCAGAAGCTGCGCGAACGCAACGAGGCGCTGGATTGCCGGGTCTACGCCCGTGCCGCCGCCTGGATCGCGGGCGCGGATCGCTGGTCTGAGGCGAAATGGCGCGACCTCGAGGATCAGCTCGGGGCCGCCCCCACCGACACCGATCCCGCCGGGCAGATCAACAGGCAGGGACAGGCCCCGCAGGGCAAGCGCCGCTCCGATTGGCTCGGGCGGCGCGGGGGATGGTTCTGACATGGTGAGGACCGGTCCGCGCAGCGGACGCGAGGCTCCAGTGGAGCGTCGCGAGCGACGAACGCACTGAGCGGGAGCGAAGGGCATGAACTGGACGGAATCCGAGCTCTCGGCGCTGCGCCGCGCCTATGCCAGCGGCACGACACGGGTCAGCTATGACGGCAAGTCGGTGGATTACGGCTCGGCCGAGGACCTGCTGGCGCGCATCCGCACCATCGAGCGCGCCATCGCGGGCGTCAGCCGACCGCTGCCGGTGGCCGGGCTGGCGGGCTTCTCGCGTGGAGATCGCTGATGTCGGTGACCTGGTTCGACCATGCCATCGCCACGGTGGCGCCGCGCATGGCCGCGCGCCGCGTGATGGCGCGGCAGGCCTTCGAGACCCTGACGCGGGGCTATGATGGCGCGGCGCGCGGGCGGCGGACCGAGGGCTGGCGCGCGCCGGGCTCCTCCGCCGACACCGAGATCGGCGTCGCCGGGGCGCTCTTGCGCGACCGGATGCGCGATCTGGTGCGCAACAACCCGCATGCGGCCAAGGCCGTCGCAGTGCTGGTCAACAACATCGTCGGCGCGGGCATCATGCCCCGGGCTGCCAGTGGCGACGACACGCTCGACCGGAGGGTCGACGCGCTCTTCGAACGCTGGACGGCGGAGTGCGATGCCGACAGCCAGCTCGACTTCTACGGTCTGCAGACGCTGATCTGCCGCGAGATGGTCGAGGCGGGCGAGGTACTGGTGCGCCGCCGCCTGCGGCGGGCGTCAGATGGCCTGCCGGTGCCGCTGCAATTGCAGGTGCTGGAGGCCGACTTCCTCGACGCCACGAAATCTGGCGTCCTCGGCGCGGGACGTCTGGTGCAGGGGATCGAGTTCGATCCGGTCGGCAAGCGCCGGGCCTATTGGCTCCATGCCGAGCATCCGGGCGACGCCTATGGGGCCTTGCAGAACGGGCTGCAGAGCCGCCCGGTGCCCGCGACCGAGATCGCCCATGTCTACGAGAAGCAGCGCACGCAGGCGCGCGGCGTTCCCTGGGGCGCCCCGGTGATCCGCAGCCTGCGCGATCTCGACGACTACGAGGTGGCGGAACTGGTCCGCAAGAAGACCGAGGCCTGCGTCACCGCCATCGTGTTCGGCGACGACGAGGCGCAGCAGGGCATCGCGCCCTCGGTGGTCGATGCCGACGGCAACCGGGTCGAGCAGTTCGAACCGGGCCTGATCGCCTATGCCCGCGGCGGCAAGGACATCCGCTTCAATCAGCCCGCCGCCACCGGCGGCTACGGCGAGTACAAGCGGGCCAGCCTGCACACGATCTCTGCCGGGTTCCGGGTGCCCTACGAGCTGCTGACCGGCGATCTCAGCCAGGTCAACTATTCCTCGATCCGGGCGGGGCTGGTCGAGTTCCGCCGCCAGATCGACGCGGTGCAGTGGCAGCTGTTCATCCCGATGTTCTGCGCGCCGGTGTGGCGCTGGTTCACCGAGGCTGCATGGGCGGCGGGGCAGATCCCGTCGCCGACCGTGCCGGTCGAGTGGTCGCCGCCGAAGTTCGAGGCGGTCGATCCGCAGAAGGATGCGATGGCGAACCTGCTCTCGATCCGCTCCGGCACCATGACGCTGGCCGAGGTGATTGCGAAACAGGGCCGAAACCCCGACGCCGTGCTGGCCGAGATCGCCGCGACCAACGCCAAGCTCGACGCGCTGGGGCTGGTCCTCGACAGCGATCCGCGCCGCGTCACCAAGACCGGCAGCGCGCAGACCGGCGATCCGGCGGCCGATCCGGATACCGACGATCCCTCCGCCGACGCGGATGAAACCGAACCGGCGAAGGCCGACCAACAGGACTGACCTTCATGGACACGATGATCGAACTGCCGGCCATGCGCCGGTCGGCGGAGCTTGCGCCGAACACGGCCGATGCCGACAGCCGCACCGTCGAAGTGGTCTGGTCGGCGGGCGCCCGCGTCCGCCGCGCCACCTTCTTCGGCGAGCCCTATGACGAGGAGCTGAGCCTCGACCCCGCCCATGTCCGGCTCGACCGGCTGAACGCGGGCGCGCCCTTCCTCAAGGTGCACGAGCTCGACACGCTCGACGCGGTGATCGGCTCGGTCGTGCCGGGTTCCGCACGGATCGAGAACGGCCGCGGTATCGCCTTGGTGCGGATCAGCGAGCGTGCCGACGTCGAGCCGATCTGGCGCGACATCCAGGCCGGGCACATCCGGGCGGTCTCGATCGGCTATCAGGTCCACCGCTTCGAGGTCTCCAAGCCCGAGGCCGCCCGCGAACTCTGGCGCGCAGTGGACTGGACGCCGTTCGAGGTTTCCGCCGTCGCGGTCGGCGCCGACCCCGCCGCCGGTTTCCGCGCCCAGCACCCCCTTCACGACTGCGTCCTCCACCGCCGGGACGCCCCCACACCGCAAGGAGCATCCCCGATGACGGACAAGACCCAGACCCCGGCGCGTGACGCCGCAACCCCCACCACCACCCAGCCGACCGAGCCGGTCGAAACCGAGGACACCCCCATGACCGAGCCGAAACCGGCTGCGCCCGACCCGAAGGTCGCCGCCAGCGAGACGCGCAGCCAGCCGAAGACGCAGGCAACTCCCGCGCCCGACACCGAGGCGGTCGCCACCCGCGCCCGCGAGGCCGAGCGCGACCGCGTCTCCACCATCTACGATCTCGCAGGGCGGCTGAACCTCGAGCGCGGCTTCGCCGAGGACCTGGTCAAGCGCGGCGTCAGCGTCGACGAGTCCCGCCGCCTGATCCTCGACCAGGTCGCCGCCAAGTCCGACGAGACCCGGACCTTCCCCCATGTCTCCGTCCCGCTCGGCGGCCGCGACGAGCGCATCACCCGCCGTGACGCGGTGGCGAACGCGCTGCTGCACCGCTACAGCCCGACGCTGTTCCAGCTGGAGGACGCCGCCCGCCAGTACCGCGGCATGACGCTGCTGGAGCTGGCCCGCGAAAGCCTCGGCAATGCCGGGGTCAACACGCGGGGCCTGTCGCGCGACGAGGTGGCGACGCGCGCCCTGCACTCGACCTCGGACTTCCCCGAGATCCTCTCGGCCGTGACCAACAAGACCCTTCGGCAGGCCTACGACGCCTATCCCCGGACCTTCATGTTGTTCTGCCGCCAGGTGCTGGCCACCGACTTCAAGGCCATGCATCGGGTGCAGCTTGGCGAAGCGCCGCAGCTTCTGGAGGTCGGCGAGAGCGGCGAGTTCAAGCGCGGGACGCTCGGCGAGAGCAAGGAGAGCTACAAAGTCAAGACCTATGGCCGGGTGGTCGCCATTACCCGCCAGACGCTGATCAACGACGATCTGGACGCCTTCACCCGGATCCCGGCGATGTATGGCAACTCCATCGCGCAGCTGGAGTCTGACGTGGTCTGGGGCATCATCACCGCCAACCCGGCGATGGCCGACGGCAACGCGCTGTTTCACACCACCCACAAGAACCTCGCGGGCACTGGCGCGGCACTGGCAGTCGAAGCGGTGGGCGCTGCTCGCGCCGCGATGGCCAAGCAGACGGGTCTCGACAAAAAGACGGTGCTCAACGTCCGGCCCGCCTTTCTGATCGTTCCCGCCTCGCTGGAGCTGAAGGCCGAGCAGCTGGTCGCGCAGAACCTCGTGCCCGCTGCGACGTCCAGCGTGGTGCCGCAATCGATCCGCACGCTCGCGCCGATTAGCGAGCCCCGGCTCGACGCCGCCAGCGAGACCGCCTGGTATCTGGCGGCCTCGCCGAACCAGATCGACACCATCGAGTATGCCTACCTCGAGGGTCAGCAGGGCGCCTACATCGAGACGCGCAATGGCTTCGACGTCGACGGCGTCGAGATCAAGTGCCGCCTCGACTTCGGCGCCAAGGCCATCGACTGGCGGGGCCTCTACAAGAACCCGGGCGCGTAACGCACCCATCCCGAACCCTGACAAACGGGCGGTCCTGACGGGCCGCCCTTCGTCATTCCAAGAGGATCACCATCATGAAAAACTTCGTCCAGCCCGGCAACACCATCACCCTGACCGCGCCCTATGCCGTCGCCTCCGGCGATGGCCTGCTCGTCGGTTCCATCTTCGGCATCGCCGCAGGCGCCGCTGCCCTC